GTTTCCGATGTCTTCTCCAATTGAAGTGCAAACCGAGGTTCGCGAATTCGCCACAAATTCGCAAAATGATTCCGGCTCAGACCCGGGGAATGGTCCACCCACAGACCCAAATGGACTACCTGGTCCCAACGGAGCACAGCCTCCAACGCCCAGTAGTCCACCACCAAACCAAATAGCCCCGCCCTCAGCGAGCCAACTGGCCTCTGGTGGAATTTACACGCCGCCTGGTGTGCGGGCAGCCATTTTTCCACCCGTCGATGACGACGAGTTTGAAGCGCGTGGTTTTACATCCGCCCGCAATTGGACGGCTGCTTCGACCCGTGCTCTTGGTGCCCAGGCGAAGTTGGTTGTGAGTTTTGCTAAAACACCACGGCTCAATACATCTGACGAAATCGCTATTGGTCATGATCTGACGACCTTTGACACCGCGAAATTCAAAATTGGGAACGATGAGATGCGGCAGGCAATGGCTGAACAACGAGTAACACTGCATCGTACGGTGTTTGGTGCCCTTAAGGGAGTAGTCAGGACTTCACGTGAAATCAACCTAGATTGGCTGAGATGCTCCGAAGTGCTGGGCGTGGTTGGCGGAGAAGAGTTGGCGACTCCCGAATCGTTGGTCATCGAACCAGCGTATGCTCCAGCGTTCGTTGAGATTGTGGATGAAAACGCCCTTAAGGCCCGACGTACGCTATCCACTGTCTTTCCCGACCCAACAACCAACTTAGCCGAGGTCAGTATCGTGGCGCCACACGCGTGAACTGCTCGATAACACAGTCGAGTGCACACGTTACTTGGCACGGCTGGCCGTTATGTATGTTGAAGCACGATTTGCGGCTGGCACAAGCGCTGCCGCAATTACGTTCGACACATCGGCGATAACACCACTTGCGTCATGCCGCAACTGGAGTGAATACCGGTCACGCATCCAAAACGACGTGGCCGCCACAACTGAGACGAACTACATTCCATGGGTGAAGATGCAATCGTATGTCATTCCGCATGAACTCACCTATGCACGCGTGTTGCGTCTGGCCGCTAGCGCCGACCTTCGGCTAATAGCGGCTGGCGCAACCGTAGAGGTGATGTGCTGGCCCGAGATAGTGCGCCCGATGTTTTATACGAACGTCGATATTCCAGAAGAAGACAGCTCCAAGGCACGCTGGTCTTTCTATGCCGCCGACATCTGGGTCGCAGGACGTATGTGGGCAGTGCGGTATTCTTCACTGGACACATACACTCA